TGTTGAACTCTCGAAGCTGCAGCAAAGAAGCGCTGAGCGTATAGCTTATCTCGAACATAGCATACAGCAGCTTCAGGCTCAGATGGAGATTAAGTTAGAAAATGACCTAGTGATAGACAACAACACAAACTTCAATGGCACTCCTCTAGCTAATTTCCGTTTTACTCGTCAGCATCAGTCATATCCTCTGCATGCCGACGACCCGGCCGAATCGAAACATAACGACGATCCCTCTGGCGATTCTAAACACCCGCAGGCACCCCAGAAGGAGTCTGGAGGCAAGAAGTATGTTCTAGTTATAACGTCGGAATCTATAGGCGCGTATAACGACTTGGAACACAATTTACATGTTCCTCTCGGTTCGGTGTTTGTGTCTGATACGAAAGGATTCGATGTTCGTGCGGACTTGAGAGCGGCGGCAAATGCTACTGGCACTTATCTCCGCACTTGTGGAATACCTCTCTTTCACATTCGTAACAATCAACGGGAGAATATAACGGCTGATTGTTCAATAGTTATATTACCTCATCATAGATTTTCTTCTCTATCTGGGATAGCCGGATCCTTGAGGGTAAAATCTCAGTCGGAGGGCTTAGGCTGGGAGGGAGGTTTCTTCCGTCTATACGAGAAAGATGTCTTGTCCGAAATAGAGAGGAATACTCCAGGCGACATACCGTTGTTGCAAGACGACTACTGCTGTCTCGGAGAGATGATTATGCAGCTATCGGAAGGCAGCAGCTTCGGCTTCTCACATGCGAAGGGGGCCAAGTTGGCGGCCCGCAGATATTTTCGTTACTCGCCTTGGAGAATTAGAGTTTTACACCAGACGGGGATGGTCCATTTTTGTGTGCCTAGTTCGCAGAATATACCTGCTACTCATTTCCCTGTACCGAGTCCAAAGGGCTTGGCGACGGCTATTCAACTATACCAGACTAGCCGAAGTTATTACCACTATTTATGCGAGTCCAAAAGTGTTGGTAGCTGGTCGAATATTAATGTTTCCGATCATCTACTTGCCTTGAGGAGCAACGCAGAAGCAATAACTTCGGTTATGGGTGGATCGGCTTTAGCTGCGGTAGCTCCTGGTGTATTCTTTAGCACGGAGTTGACATTCTCGGACAGACAGATTACTTTCTATATAACGATAGCGGAGCCTGTGAATATCCGCGCGTCCGGACTTCTGTGGGACATAAGCTCCGGCGATACGAATAGGTTGCCGACCTCGACTACTCGGAACCCTAAAATCGTAACTTTTGACGATCACGACGCCTCTAGGAACCTATTGATGCTGTCCAAGCTGAAGGGGACTACAACTACGATTCAGGGCGGGACCTATCATTCGTACACCGTGGAGGTGGAAGACGGTAGCGATGGAGAAGCCTGGATGGGTTTCATACCTATGTCCTTCTTACGTCACGTAGCCCCGGCAATTGAACTATCTTCGCATATTAGTTCAGTGTTGTCGAGAGAGGTGATCTATAGGATATGGGATAGGGATAGTGCTGCTCCAGTTCTGGATAGGCACACTCTCCCGGCCGACCTGCCCTCCTTTTAGGGGAGCGGGGTCGGTTATCCTTTTAACGGATGCGTAGCTGGCCGCAACGCATCGTCACGGATGGCTGGCCCTAGTCGGAAAGTAGCTAAAGATGGTAAAGGACGTACCAATCTTGTCGATTATATGTATACGTCTGCTACCTTCTCCCTTCCCGATGGGGTCTACAATCTACCTGCTAAGCAGAGCGATGAGCTTTCGCTTAATCAAGTAGATTTTACACTAAAAGATAAACAGTTATGGAGGGGGCTGGGATGGCGCCGAAAGGTTCTTCTGAACAGCTCCTTCAAGAAATTTGGACCAAAATGGGGATATCTCTTAAGTTTCTACGGTTCTATACTTCCCGTTAGCGTACAGTCCACCTACGGCTGCATACTAAGGGGTTTTAGAGTCAAAGAAAACTCGGGTGAAACTTCCCTTATACACGCTCTCAAGGCAATGAGTGTTGAATGTTCGCGTTTGACAGTATCGTACAAGAAGCATATGGCTATCTTCTTTTGCGATCTCCACACCTTAGGAGGTTATGACACGTTCCTGAACCGTGTAGATGTATTGGCTGACGTATCTCAGAAGCAGTCTATACCTCTACCAGATCAGAGCGTTCTTTTTGGGTACATCGACAAAATATTAGATGATATTTCTCTACAAAGACCGACTCATATATTCACCGACCATATCAGATTTAGGGATTTATGGGTCACGCAGGGGGCCAGTACTCACACGAAGCCCCTCAAGCTCGAAGATCAGAACGGAAAGCGGTATAGGGTAGCGGGGAAGCTGGCTGGAACGGCTGCGTTCACTGATAAGCAGCTGCACAATCTAGCTTGGAAGCATCGACCTGCGATGGACCGTATGTTTAGGAAATCGGACGAGGTCGTAAAGACAAGGGCTGTCCATAGTTATGACATAGGCTCTTATCTCAGATGCGATTATGCTGAGCAATTCTTTAGAGATTTTAACGGTTTCGGTAGTTGGACAACTTTAGGAATGTCACCGGAGCAACGATTCTCTGTCAGGAACGAACTTCGCAAAGTTCGTGACTTACATGATGGTACCTATTTGTGTACCGATCAGTCGTCGTTTGACGAGAATCAAAGTAAACAGAACGTCGCTTACGTTATCGATAGCCTGTTCAAACGAGCGTGTGCCGCGGCTAGTCCCGGTCAGCGCGCAGAACTTGAACATTTGCGTAATGTGGAGCTACGTTCTTTTAGAGACGCGTACATCGTAAACAATGCGGGGGCTAAGGTGTGCTCGTGGCAGCGAGGGGTGCCATCAGGGCATAGATGGACAGCTTTGATAGATTCAATTCTTAACCGGGCGATGTCAGAGTACGTTTTCAAGCAAGAAGGTTTGGAGGTCAAAGCGGCTTACTTTCAGGGCGACGATGCAGTGGCTGTGGTTTGTGGCCAAG